GACTGACAATCCATGAAAAGAGCAAACAAAAGCTCAAGGATACGATCAGGAAATTACTCTCTCGGAGTCCGAAAACGAGCATAGAGAGTGTGAAACAGCGACTAGCGCAAAAGCTTCGGGGGTGGATGAACTACTTCCAATTAGCAGACGCCCAAAGATGGACGCAAGGGGTGGATCAGTGGATGCGACGCCGCATCCGCCAACTCTTGTGGAAAACTTGGAAAAAGGTAAAAACAAGAATCAGGGCCCTTCTGAAACTGGGGGCGGACCCTAGTCAAGCTTATTACTGGGGTTATACCCGAAAGGGTTACTGGCGGATATCCAACAGCCACATTCTCACGACCACTCTGACCACGGACTTCCTCAAACAAAGGGGATGGTCATGGTTGGGATGTTTTAGAGGTTAAAACGTTAAGAAACCGCTGAAAAACCAAGGTGACTTGGCCTACCAGACCGGTATGGGCAGCGGTGTGAGAGGGTGTTCGCTGGAAATCAGCGAAACCCTACTCGATCTAATAATTTTACAATTTTAATTGGTCACCAAACTGGTCACTAAATTCTTCTTTAAGTTGCTATCTATTTGAATTTAAATTAGTTTAAATTCTCCCCCTCTCCGCCAACACCCCAATAACGGCGGGGCTTCCAAGAAGAGAATCAAAAAATGTCCACCAAAATGTCCACCACACGACATTGATATCTTTTCTATTCGCTTTTTTCTTTACTTGTGGTTTTCTGCGCAGAATTTAATAGCTCTGTCAGCTCGGTCGACAACCTCTTTGTATCTGACTGCCAAGCGGAGACATCTATTACGTTCCCTATCGGTGTTGGTTTTGGACATTCTCTCAATGTCTGCGAGCTGGCTGCGCATCCGGTCAAGCTCATCACGAGAAGCAGACTCAGCAAGCCTAAGCTCAGATAAAGCAACTGCGTCGCTCGTCTGCTTGACTTTGAATTCCTCAATCGTTCTCTCGAGCGCTGATATTTGAGTACGGGCATTTTTGAGTTCCTCCTTGTTCTGCCCCTGATGGAAGCCGTAGAAGTATGCGGAAACGACCACAAGAGTTAGGAAAATTATTTTTGGCATATCAAGAAAAGAACAAATTCAACTCCTGTATCCGCCGATCCTTCAGCCCTTTCGTGACAATAGGATTGTCCGGGTTGCAATACTTCGGCCACCACGTCCGGACATTCTCCCACTCGCCTCGGTTAATCATTCCGAATAACCTGTAGGTCCGGCACTTCGTCAGACCGAAGTTGTAGACAAAGCTCATTAGGGCAATGAACTGATTCTCGTTGATGTCGATATGGATAAGCGTTGCAAGCTCCTCCTGGGTGCGTTGGAGGTCTCGATCTAAAAGGTCGTAGGCTTCTCTCCGAGTAACGATGTCACCCTCGTGAACATTCCGGGCATGGCCGAATCCGATTGTCCAATGGCCCGTGGGGCACTTGTAGGCCATTGGTTCAAACCCTTCTTGTTCAGCTACAAACTCGGCGGCGATCTCAGGTGGGAACAGCATTAAATTTTGTTTTCTCATTTATGCTCCGCCTCCTCGTGCTTCTTATAGAGTTCGTGAATGAGTTTTGTATTGTTCTGAATGGCCTGCTCGTTAGCCCATATTCCCCGTTTGATATCGTCAAATATCACGTTGCGCTCGCAGTAATACCACCCTAGAAGGAAGCCGAAGCAGATTGCGATGGCGATAGCCGCTGACCTGCATAGGCGTATCGCCCATTCATTTAAAAAGACACTCATGATTTAGCTCCTAGCCTATTGTCTAAAAATTTTTTGATGTAATAAGCAATGATCCTGACGCCAAGGTAGGCAGCCATAAAAGAGATTCCGACTGCGGCCAACTCATTGACGCCGTAGCCTTCGAGGATCCAGAAAACCCCGATAGCAGTCACGCCTCCGGACAATGCCTCCCAGATTGCTTCAAGCGCAGAGAACTCAATCGGTTTCTCCTTGCGTTTTTCTCTCCAGTCGTCGACATATCGAAGTAACCCAGCAATTAACCCGAGGCCGCCAACGCAGGCAATGAGAGTATTTATAAGGTCTGTATGTTTAATCATGCGGATCCCCTATGGGCTCATAGCTCTCCAGCGTTAGACCGAAGAGGAGCCAAAAGACCGCCTGAAATACAGCAAAGTGGTAGGCGAATTCATTCTTGCAAGTAAGGGTTCTTGCCAGCCCTTCTATCTGCGGACATGCTCCTCTGCACATTGGAAGGACTAAACATTTTCTGCACTTTTCCCTTGTGCTCCAAGGCTTAAAGTGTTTAGAAAGATCGACCTTCTCCGGGGACAGAATATCCCCCACACAGCCTTCTTCCGTGCAATGATCGTGGCAGGAAAGGAAGTCTCCTTTGAGGTTGACTGCCGCATTATTTTCCTGATTCATCATGCATTTGACGGCACGCTCGTCGAGTCTCTTTCTTTTGACTAAGGCTTTCAGCAAACGATCGCATTCACCAGTAAGTGCGGGGAACTTATCCCAACCTTCTCGGGTTAAAGCCTTAAAGATGTTCTTTTGCAGTGTGAGCATCTGCTCATCAGTGAATATGAGCTCAGAGTCCTGAACTCCGACATGCGTCATAATGCCTTCAAAGTTCAAGTGGATATCTCCGAGTTTGATTTTGAAGAAATCTGCAATGGCGTCCACATCGGTGTTAGCGGGAGACAAGACGCAGTTGATTGAGCATGGCAGTTTAGAAAATGCCAGGCGCCACATGTCTACCATCTTCGGGTCGTCCAGAGGGTCGACTCCACGCAGACGGTACCCCTGTCCATCGTGCGAGAACGTCAGGCTTATCCCATAGGTTTCACAAAAAGCGATTTTCTCTTCATCGATTAACGTGCCGTTGGTAATGACGGCAAAACGAACTTTCGGATAAAGTTTTCGCAGTTCCGGCACTAGCTTTTGCAGTGTTTTCCAATAGACAAAAGGCTCGCCGCCCCAAAGCTCAATGACGCCGTGAACTTTTATTCCTGAAGCTCTGAGCTTTTCGATAAATGCGGGAACGTCTTTAGGTGAAGACACCCAGCGTTCATTTTCTCTATCGCTTTGAGCGCAGTACTTACAGCTCATGTTGCACTTTAGACCCAGCTGGATGCGCAGGTCCCAAAGGTCTTTACTTTTAGAGTTAGAGTAGCCGGGCTTTCCTTCGTGCTCCTTGAGCATGGCATAGGCTTTTAATCTTTCGTCCTCTATCAGGTCCACGAGCTTTCCGTCCCCGTCGTAGATCTCGTTTAGAACATTGTCATAGACCCAAGTTTCGTTTTTACCCTCGTGGGTTTTGCAGTGTAAAGCGAGCTTCATTGAAATAATTTCTCCATGGCGTGGTAAAGGGCAAATCTTTTCTTTGCGAAGTAGCAATCGATGTCGTGAGTGTTGGAGGTGTAGCAGCCGCCTCTGCACTCATCTAAAGCTTCGCAGCTTTGACATTCGAGGCTGTCGTAGAAACGTCTCGGCGAAAGCTGAGGAACGGCTTTAATCGGTATCACCTTCTGAAAGATGTTTCCCGTGATGTTGGATGCGTCGTAGTTGTGGTGACAGGCGTAGACGTTCCCATGCAGATCAACGCTCAGCAGTTCGTCTCGTACGCACATGGGCCCTACACGGGACTTCACTTTGTTTCGATGGTAGAGAAGCTGAGAACACTGCCAAGCGGCCCATGGGTCACCGATACGTGCCATCTCAATGACAGTTTCCAAGTGCTTGCAGAAGGCGTCCACGTCCTCTCGTGTCATGTAGTAGTCACTGCGGCACCCGTCATTTGCTCGTAAGAAGTGCACTGCGACTTTCGGATAGCGACCGTATTTTTCCTGCAAGCTGTAGATCTCTCGCACCCCACATATCTGTTTGAAAGTGGTGAATCAGCAAGGAAATCGAAAACTCTTTCAGTCGAAAAATGCGGCTTAGCTGCTCGTCAGTAAAGCGGCCGTCATGCCAAGAGACCACGGTAAAAATGTCCGGATTGGCATTAGCGTAGTCAACGTAATCGTCAGTGAGGGAGCGTCCATTTGTCGTAACTGTGGACTGCTCCGGTGTGGTACCCTCATTTTTAAGGGTACCATGCAGAGCCTTAATTCTCTCCCAATAGAGCATCGGCTCTCCACCCCAATAGGCGATCCGCTCTATGCGATCACCATTAAGGTAATCCGCCAATTTATGTGCGAATTCAACCGGGTCGGCCTTGTGATCTGCAGGTGACTTCTCATTGGTCTGGAGACAGTACCCGCACTTCATGTTGCAGGCGCTCCCGATCAAGAGGTTGACGTACTTAATCATCAGAGACCACCTGAACCGTAGCCTCGGCCCTGGAGGTGTAAAACCGATGGTTAATCTTGATTCGCATCGTTTCACCGGCCTGAAGACCTAAGGCGCAGGCTCGGAAATGTCCCACTCCGTTTGTGACCGCAACGCGCTTATGAGGTGCGTAACCATCAACAGCCTCTACGATGTAGCCGTCCCATGTCACGTCTGTTGCGACTGCGTGAGTCTTACCGTCCTTAAGTGTAAGTGTGAAATCAACCCAGCCATCCGGCGCCACCGTCTCGGAAGAAGGAGTAAGACTGTACTCAAGATTCAGCCACTTGGAGGTGGTCCCGGTCATCACGTCGGCGGCTGTCCAAACTTCACCCAGGTCTTCAAGGTTGGTAATTACAGTCGTGTCTTCCGCGGTCGTAATAGAGCGGGCACATTCTGTCAGGGGCGCATTCGGGTCTCTAACCCAAAGATCAAAGGCCCACATCCCGCCCTCATGCCGAACGTATTCTGCTGTGTTTCGACAGTCGAAGTAGGTCAATGCTCCCTTGATGATTGCATGAAGTCGGTTATTGTTCAGCCAAGTGACAAAATGAGCTCCGGGAACCCAAAGTTTTTGGAATTCCTGTACTGTTTTGTCGATGATAATCTCCGCAAGAATACAATAGTCTTCACCATTGATTTGATAAAACCTGTTCGCTTTTCCCGTGTAGCCTCTTTCGCCAAGTTTCTGAGTTGTGGTCAGCTCTTCAATCGGAGAAGCCGGTGTATCTTCCGGTACCTCAAAAAAGATTTTTTTGTCCAGTACTCGAAAAGCCGCTCTAGTTTCATCTATTGCGATAGAAAAATGATCGTAAGGTAAGGTGCTTGTTACTACGTGTCGTTTATATCCCATGTCTTATCTCCTGGACCTACATTCCGTCATCCCCGCAGTCGCAGTTTCCGGTATCACAATTCGTATAAATCGGTTTGTTTAGGTTTGAACAGTTCGGCCCGTGGCAGTTGCTTGTGATCGTGCACTTGTTGCACTTAACTTGACCGCACTGAACTTGAGTGCATTGCACTTGGTAGCAATGAACGTTGTTGCATCTAGAGCACTGGGTGCAATAGGTACAATGCGTGCAGTAAGTGCAATGCCCCGTCTTCCAGTTGAGGTCGTTTTGTAACTGGCTCACCTTTGTCAGATTGGCCCAATAGCCGACGTCGTCCGTAAGCTGACTGACTTTAGTCAAAACGCTTTTCTTCCACAGTCCTATACCGTCAGTCAAATCAGAGAGTTTTGTCGGCAAGCCGCTTTTTCTAGCCACCGGGTGTCCCGTTGTTCCATCGTGAACTACAAGCGTCTTTTTAGTTGTGTCAACTGTAATTTCTCGTTCGGCTCCGACAAAGGTCTCATGCTCAGTCGTTGTCCCTCCACGGAGCAAAATTGTTCTGGTCGTCATGAAAGTCTCCCGGGAACAAGGACATATCCATTCCCGAATTTGACGATGGCTTCTCTTTCTGCGATCGGACATACTGTCGGAGTATCCGCAGGCATTGCAATCGATGGAATGAACCAGCCACAATAATCGTGTTCCTCTGAGTACCTGCCTCTGACTCCGTTGTCTGCAAGAATGATTTTGTTCGGATCAAACTTACTGTTAATACAGGCGCAGAGCTTGTAACTTCTGCGTTTCGTCCTGAACATCACCATCGGGTGATCGTCGGTAACCCGATTCTTTCCGCGGCCCTTCATTTGGATTGCTCGTCTAGAGCCTAAGTGTCCATGGCTGACGCCTACTACCTTAACCGGCTTTCCCAACCAATCAATGATTTCGTCTCCGATCAGAATGTTGTGAACATCTATTAGGCCCTTGCTTGTCTCCAATTTTCCTGAGACAAAGCAACTGTCATCTGTGCAATTGCAGTCGCACTTAGTGCAGTAGCTATAAACCGAGCACTGAATCGTCGTGCAGTTCACCGTCGTACAGTTGATGGTCGTGCAGTTTATGGTCGTACAGTTATGACAGTTGGAGCACTGTTGGCAATATGTACAGTGCGTGCAGTAGGTGCAATGCCCGGTGAGAAAGCCGCTGTCATTTTGCAGCTGGCTGACTTTTGTCAGAGCACCGGTCGCCCAAAAGCCTTTGTCGTTTGTAAGCTGAGATAGTTTGGTCAGCTCGTCTGAGCGCCAAACGCTTAAGTCATCTACCAGCTGAGATAACTTTGTCGGTACCTCGGCCACGCGCGCCAAGAGGGCACCTCCGGGCGTCTCCCCATCATGAAGACGAATGGTGTGGAGATCATCGTCGATCGTGATCTCCTTGAGAGCACCGGTGAAGACTGCACTATCTTCACTTGAGCCATGCTTCCATTGGATTACTTTTGCCATTTTGCTTTACCTTTAAGAGCAGTGCGTACAGTGGCCGCAGTGTGTGCAGTAAGTACAGTGTCCTGCGATATAACCTTTGTCGTTTTGAAGCTGACTGAGCTTGGTTAACTCGGCCTGTTTGAGATACTGGACATCCGGTGTTAGCTGAGAAAGTTTTGTCAGGTTTCCGCTTGATCGGTAGATGTCGTTTTCCAACTGGTTTGTATTGGTAGGAACGTCCAACTCCTTTGCCAACTCGTGGCCGCCGGGTGTTGTACCATCGTGGACTCGGATTCGATTGTTCGTCGTATTTACAGTGATCTCCCGATCGTGGCCGACAAAAAGCTCATGCTCTACAACCGTTCCTCCGCGAAACTGAATAACCTTCAGAGGCATTAGCTCAGCCCTCCCAAGTCAACGGTGTCAGGCATCGTGCCTGTCGCTCCAGTTAAACCTCGCGGGATTTTTAAAAGGAAACTCGGTGCTTCGTCCGTTCCGGTTTTTTCAACGGAAGGCTCTGAGTTCGCATCCAACATCTGTATCGAGATAGAGATTTCAGGTGTTGTTCCGGTATCTCCTTTACTTCCCGTATCCCCCTTGGGAATTCCGAAAGTAAAGACCGGAGCCTCGGATGTACCTGTCTTAGTAACGGTTGCTGATGCACCTTCAGATAACGATGCAGCTTCGACGGAAATTTCCGGAGTCGGTCCCGTATCTCCCTTAGGCCCGACTAGTTCTCCCATGTTTTCCCAGTGAGCTTCTTCTGTATCGGTTGCTGCAACCCATGTATAGAGGTTCATTCCGGCTAAGACAAGCTGACCAACAGTTCCCTCAGCAGGGAGACTTTCTGCATTCACTACCACAGCATCAGGTTGAATACCGTCTCCTTTATCACCTTTTTCGCCTTTAAAACTTCCTTGTTTCGGCGACAGAGTTGCCGTAGTTTCAGTAACGGCCGTAATCCCGAAGTAATCCCCTATCCGATTTACAACGTGGTCTCCGACCTTAATGTTGACAGATGGAGATATTGCTTCCTTAGGCACCGTCATTCCGGAAGAAGCCTCGGCCATGTATCGGAAAGAGAAGCCAGCTTCAGCATTGGACTGAAGAACCGTCTGCTTGATAGATTCCAAGCTTGTTGCAACAGAGGCCGCACTTTCCACCGCTTCTAAGTTCTCAGCTACAGTTTGAATTGCCTCAACCTTAGGGCTAAGCGCAGTGATATCGTCGGTAGCTTGTGCGACTTTTTTAATGTTGCTGGGTTCAGAGGATAAGTCCTCTGCTACAGTCTTTACATCATCCAGGTTTGCGTTTACAGCCTTAACCTTTTCAATATTGTCTCCAACCGGGTGAATACAGTCATCAATATGGTCGGCAACTTTCTTGATATACCCGTCTTCGACTTTGGTTTCGCCGTCAATATCCGTATCTGTAATTGATCCAAGGTCAAGTGTGTCTGTCTCAAATCCTCTTAGGTCGGAACCAACACGATGGATATCATCAATGTGCTGTCGATTGATTTGCAAATCGGGAAGATGCGGAACTAAGGCATCCACCTCTGCTCCGATGACCTCGTTGCGGGCGAGAATAACTTCCGCTCGTGCAACGGCAGCGTCAATAGCCGCTTTATGAATATCGATTTGAGCTTTAGTCTCTTGGATTTCCTGCCATGTAGATGAGACGTATAAGCCGGTAGAAACAACCTCGTTGTAGATGGTCTCAGCTCTCTGTGCGTAGTCGGCCGCTTTTTCCGCCACATCCAAAAGGTCAGTCATCACCTCTTGAGGGGTTTTCTCGGACGTAATCGGGACGATAAGACAACGGCGCATCTGTTCGAGAATCTGCTGAAGCTGAATGACGCGACGATCTTCTTCTTTATTGATTGACGTTGGGCTAAAACTCCCATACATCGTCAAATTCAGATTCTGGGTATACGGGACCCCGCTGCAGATTGCGAGCTTATGCCCGCTGGCAAGTGCAGTCTTAAGCGTCACGCGTCCGCCCGGCGTCGTGTTTTGGTCAGAGTTGAGCGTGCAGGTGTAAGCGTCTTTGCTCAGTGTCGTTTCCTTCTCGTCTGCGTCAGCCACAATGACGACAACGTCATCGGCGCTCAGCATGTAGAAGTCAAAATCAAACTGAGTCTGACCCGTGCCGGTAAACGGCCCCGCTTTGCGATTACTTTCAGGAACCATATATCTATCCTCGATTTGAAGAAAAATATAAAAGTCCCCAAAAGTTCAATGCGCACTATTTCATAATCTCCCAGCGGTCCTTGGATTTGGCCACTCGCGGCAGTCGCCCGGGCATTGCGCTCGTCGGCTGCCACCAGTATCCCGTGCCGCGCATCCTCATGGATTTGCGTTCCATGCGGCGGTGGTATCCGGGGTTCATCATCTCCTGCAGTTGGTTAAAGACCGCATGGTTTAGGAGCTGTTTGGTGTACCAGAGATTAACCATCGGGATGTTGCTCTTGGCAAAGCGCAGGACATTGGCACCGATATCTCGATCGTCCTTGTATTTGTCATAGATCGTATAAGCGTCCAGCATGGAGGAGAAGACCGGGCCAAAGGCGTTGTAAATATTCGGGTGCCCGTACTTGTAATCGCCCAAGGCGGAGACAAAAATATCTCCGGCAAAACCGGCACCGCCTCCGGACGTAAATGCACGAAGCCAAAAATCATTAGTCCAGGGGTCTTGAACATCCTGGCCGTTGAGCAGATCTTTAAACATATTGGATACCGCGGCGATCATGGTGGTGCCTGCGATCAAAGCGCCGTAATACTTCGATCTCGACCACACCGCGCTCATAGTGCCGTCGGTTCGCTTTTTATACCTGTACAGATCCCCGGATCTCTGGATGTGGCGTGTGAGCATTGCCGTCGGAAAACTCTTGAACAAGAAAAAGCATTGCCATGCCTCACCGGCGATTGTGCCTCGAGCGACGCCCCAGTTGGATATTGCCCGGGTGTAGAGGTCCGGTTGTAGGGAGGCCATATGCGCGTCATCAAAAACAAAGGCCAAATAATCCGAGGCGTACTTCTCCAGGGCGTGCCGAGAGATTCCAAGCGTGGCCAAGTCCGCATCCGAGATATTAAGAATGCTGTTCTTAGTGACAAACTCAGCATCGCCGAACTTCTCAGCCGGCGCCTTCTGAATGACCTTCCAGAATGTCTCATCTAAGCCGAAGTTCTCCAGGCGCTCTCTCAACCAGCCGTCACAAGTATTCCAATCGTATTTCCTCGCGTTCGTGTAAAACGTCATGGCAGTGAGCGCAGCACCTCTTCTGATGCCGTCCGTCCACTGCGACAAAAGGGAAGCCCTCATGGTTGCGTCTGCCAATTTGGAGGTTACGCCCTGGCTCATATTGTCCGTGACGAATCTGTTGGCGGCAGAGTTAAAGACATCTCCGATGACACCTGCTTGAGCGGCAAAAGCAATATCTCTCTTATCGGCCGGGTTGAGAGACTTTACTAAGAACATCGCGCTCTGAGCAAAGGGCATTTTGTTGACTCTACACATGTGGAAGTATGTGCCGATATCGGACAAGCTCGTAATAAATGCTCCGCCAAGTTTGCCCGCAACTTGGAGATTACGGACGCCCTGGGCGATTGCGGCCAGGGTTTCATTCTGGATGCCTCTGCTGCCGTTAAGGTTTTTCCACATTGCGTTGAGCATGAGGTGGTTAGTCGAAACCTTCTTTCCGGATGCATTATTGGATTGATTATTGAGGATCTCGGTAGAGCGATTCAGCGTGTTAAATGTAGCGGTAGGACTCGGCCCCATTTCCTCCAGGAGCGTGATGTCCCGCGACATCGCACTGACGTGCGACAGCATGGTGCCGAAGATTGACGGGTTCTGCCCAAACATACGGTTATATTCGATCCGGGCCTTGTAGTCCTTGAAGTGGATCGTTCGGTGCTCCTGACGCTGTTCCGACTTCGCTTTAACTCTGCTGCTCGGTTTTGCGTCGGCCGCGTTCTGGTGCTGATCTCCGTTCTCAGTAATGGAGAGATACGCTTCCCGGAGGACGTTCTTAATTTCGAGGTCGTTCATTTGCTCCAGATTGTCGTCGAGGTACTGAGTTTTATCCAGGCGCTCGAAAACATAGTCGACCCACGCGTCACGGTTGGCGGCAAAATCGTGTTTTTTAAATACCTGTGTTGCCGCCTTTACTCTTGCCGCAGTTCGTCCGGCAAAACTCTTCGGCGTTTTTTCCGCCAGGATTCTGGCTGCGTTAAGCACCTTGCCCTGATTGTGGGTCTGCGGCATGATCCAGTCTTCACGGGATCTGATGTCTCCGCCCGCACGGTTGTAGCGCTCACGCATTTTCTCCGTACATTGAATCCAGGCCTGCGCCGCTTTCTTATAGTCTGCGTTCTTGGTGTCGACGCCGGAGATCTCTGCCAGGATGCCCGCGACCGCATCGTCGTTTTCGATCATGCCGAAAAACTTAGGGCAAGCGGCCTGGAGCGTATCCACTAGCTCCGAGGCATATTCCTTCGATACGCCGACGGCGTGCTTGTCGACTTTATCCAAATACCTCATGGCGGCCGAGTTTGCGCTCAAGCCCTTGGCCCGCATGTCGGCGGTGTAGTTCTGCATAGCGGCGAGCGCGATCACCTGGCGCTGTGCATTGACCTTCATACGGGTGGCCCGGTACTGCATATCCTGTGCCACGAGCGCGGCGGCCTTGGCAACATATTGGTCTTTGGTCAGGTTGGGCTCGGTTTTCCGGATATTGAGCACCTTGCTTTTGATGTTAAGGACAATGTCCTCGCCTTCCTTGGCCGTTAGCTGTCGGCCGATAACTTGGCTAACCGAGTCTAAACATTCTTTCTTTAAGCCTTTTGCCATTTTCTAATCCTTAATCGAAGGCGTTATTGGTAAACATACAAAGCGCGGCGCGGGACATTCCGCTTGCGTCCTTCTCCAACTGCTCAGCCGCTGCCAGGTCACCAGCTACCATCTCACGCGGTGTGGTCTCGTTGCCGTTCTCATCCAAAATCGGCATATCGCCGTACTTCTCCATGTCGAGGTCAAAGCGACTTTGGACAAATTCGTCATCCGTCATAACGCCCGCCAACTTGCTTTGATCCGGCGCCTGCTCGGTCTTAATGCCTAAAGTCTCCAGGCCGTCTTTAATCACGGCCTTGGTCTCATCCGGCAAATTGGTGTTATCGACAACTTGAGTGACCGTCCGGCCGAGGTCTTCGCCAAATAGGCTCGGGGAGTCCGCTTCGGTCTTGGCCGCGATTTCTTTATCGGTTGCGAGCATTCGGGCGTAGACGGCTCGGACCTCAGGCGTCAATTCGACGTCTAGGTCTGCGGCCGATTTGTAGATCGACACGAGCCAGTCCTTGAACTGCTTGAAGATCGCTTCCAGCCTGGAGGACGGTGCAACACCGTCACGGAGGTACTGCTCAAAGCCGCGGGCAAACTGCTCATGGAATTGCCGCTTTTCTTCGAGCGATAAGCCGTTCCATTCTTCCAGGTCCTTAAGGCCGAACCAATCCATCAGCGTCTGAATGTCGGCCCTCACCTGCTCGGGTGCGTCGGAGCGCATTACCACGTCCGTCATGACGTCCAGGAAGTAGTGCCCGGACTCATGGACGAAAGTCGATTCGTCGGCAGTTCCGAACAAAGTAATCATGCGTTCGGCAGGCGTGTACATGCCGCGAGTCTCATCCCCTGATTGAGGATAGCCATTGTTTTCCCTTGACGGATCTTTTATACTGGAATCCTTGTCTAGAGCGGAAAATTTGTCGCCTGCCGCCGGGTGTCCCTTCGGGGATACGACTGCATCGTGAGGGTTCTTCGATTTTTCGGAGAGGGTGTCCACGGACAAGGTAACCCTATCCATTTTGCGATAGGGTTTTTTATTTCTTGTTCTATGCAACGATTTGTAGAGCTGGAGTTTGCCGCTCCCCGTCTCTTCTAAGTTAATAGCGAGCAAATACGTCTTTCCTATCAACTTCGTAAAAATTACTCCGTTTCTTCTTACTCCTTTTTCATTGACCCGAGTATCTCTAATAACTTCGTCCGGGTTATTGATGATGTTCTGAATCTGGAGATAATCTTCTGGAAGAACATCGGGCGCATGGTGATTTACAACATGGTCTAAAAAATAAGCCTTAGACGTGTAAACACGGGGATCTGTTACTCTATCCCCGAAAATCGCTTTTAAGTAGGCGTCCGGGACAGTGGCTATATCTTCTAATTCTGTTCCGAAAATAGCCTCAATTTCGCCGCGTGTTTTTCCTCTAGCGGTTTCAATTTCCGACGGCTTCAGCCATACCTCTAGCCTTTCCTTCTGACTAGATACTCTCGACTGGAAAAGGCCTTCGGCGGTTTCCTTCCCGCCTTTGCGAACCTTGAGCGCATAGCGTTTCTCCAATTCGTCCGCGCTCATGCCTAACCGCTCTCCCAGTGTTCTGTAGAAAGCGTCGTAGAGGTCAGCAGAATAGGCCGCGAGTTTTTCTTTAAACCCGGCGCCCAGGAGCTGGTTAAACACACGATCTCTGAAGGAGTCGAACTGCGTTCTCAGCGTTTCCGGATCGACGCCTTCGCCTGAGACATTAACCGGCTCGCCATCGTCCAACTGTTCCCGGGCAAGTTTCTCGTCGGCGATTGACTTGTTGATATCGCCGTTCATGCCTGAGGGTTGATCGCCCTCGATTACGTCAGCGTTACGGAGCTCCATGGCGGCGTCCACCGCGCTCGGAGTGATCGAGTCGATTGCTTTATCCAGCGCGCCGAACTCGCTTTTGACCTGATTGAAAACCTCGTCGCGGCTGACCTTACCGAATAGGCCTTCGCCTCCGCTCTCCTGTGGGGCCACCTCGTTGAATCGAGCTAGGGCGTCTTTGAGCCGCTCCGGATTCTTCGATAAAAGAATGTCCCTAAACCAGGCTTGCACCGGCGTGGCCTCAAAGAAAGATTCCGTGATCTCGCCTTCGACCTTTTCGCCGTGAATCTTGCGGGCCTCTTGTTTGGTCTGCATGTAATCGGCGAGCGCCTCCATGAGGTCGCCTGTTACGTCATACTCCTTGCCTTTTTTCCTAAGTCTTACAACGTCAAGGGCGGCCCCTTGAAGAACGTCCATTATTCGTTTGTCTTTAGGATCGTCAGCTATAAAACGGTTTATGAATTGATTGTCCGGATAGGCCGCGGCGAAAATAGCCGGACGCATTCTTTGCCGGACATTGTCGTAGATAACTTTGCCGTTAGCATCTATCAAACCTTCTTTATCCGGAGTTCTTCTGACAAATTCGTCCATGCTTTTGGTTGTCGGCTTACCGTCTTGCGTAAACTCAACCTCCTCCAGGCGCACATTCCGCGCGTCCTGGGCGGCCTGCTCTGCGGGATTCAATTTCAGCGTTCCGGTACGGTTGGACAATTCGCCGACGCCTTCCTTAACGTCCGCATCATCCATCACACGTACAAGAATCGGCTCGCGCATCTTCTTGACCGCGCGGCGGCTGATGCCGAATTCTTTTAAGACCTTGGTCAATTCCTCTTTGTACTTCGTGGCCTTGACGTTGCGATAGGCTTCCTGGAGGCCTGCGATACGACCGTTGCCCGCGATAGCACGGGCGCCCTGGACATCGGGATTTGTGAAATTGGCATTGAGACTGCCGTCGACACTGTTAGAGGTCATCACATCGCTTGCCTCAATCAGGGCATAGCGCATCGTGGTGCGGTCGCCGTTGGTGTCCGAGACTGTAACCGTCTTACCGAGAATGGCCGAGGAGTCTTCCGGCAAATACGCGATCACGGGCGTACCCTCGCCCAAAGTTGCACCATTGCGCAAGCGATTGAAGTCCGGAGCCTGCGCGATCTGCTGCATCTGCAAGCGGCTTTCTTTACCGCTTCTGTCGCGGTTCTGAATGGACTCAAGCACACTCTTATTCATGCGGCTTGCCTGACCTTCCACGGGTGCGGCCGGAGCCTCAGCCTGGGCCTTTTCCGCTGCTTCTCTTGCGGCCCGGACTCGAGCACCTCGTGCGCCGAGAAGGCCGAAACCTGCGCCCATGAGGGCGGATGTTGTTAGGCTTACAGGATCGAAAGGATCGTACTCTTTGGAGATAACCGAATAGTCCGCGTTATCCAGGACGAACTTAATCGCCGACTGCTCAGTGATGTCAGTTGCGGGATTGACCAGGGCGCCGAAGGTCGCAGACTTCAAATAACTTGTGCCGAGGGAGGCGGGGAGCGCCATGCCGACAGCGTTTGTCACGCCTGTAATCAAGCCCGCTTTCGTGGCCGTCTCTGTATCCACGCCCTTGTCCTGGAGCTTATCTTTCTCATAACGTCCGAGGTCGGCGCCGAATAGCGCACCGCCGAGGAACGGATTGCCGCCGGCGAGAACGGAGTATCCGATACCCTTGGCCAAAGAACCGGTCAGACCGTAGAGGATCATAGCTGCCGTCCCTGTGGTCTCTGGGTTCGGCGTGTAGTCGTTCTTAATCTTGAGGCGCGCCTCTTTTGCGTCTTGCCTCAAACGATTGGCGATTGCATCCTTATCGATATTGAGGTCAGGCGCAAATGGGTCTTCCTGTTGGGCAAGGTAATAGTCATCGTCCTCAACTTTGAGCGCGACGGCCTCGTTAACGTCGGATTTGGTGGCTTCCCATTCTTTCCCAAACGACTGGCCAATTGCGCTCCAGGAGCCCTCGAAAAGTCCGGGCGTCAATGCTTCGCCGCTTTTTTCCGGAGCGCTGTACTGATTGATGACCTTGGCTTCTTCATTGGTCAGTCCGAAACGATTGATCCAGCTCATTTAATTCTCCGGGAAATTGTGTCGTTAAGGTCAAGGCGGAAGGGCTCACCTTTTTCGTCGGTTACATAGCGCAGACCGTCGCGGATAAAGTAGACACCGTCGCCTACCCATTTAAGAGGCGCGGTGTTGATGAGCCTGGCAGACTGTTCCGGAGAAATCACTTGATTCCGATAAACGAGCTTTTTACCGCCTTTCAAGAAGTCCTTGCTATAGTCCAGAAGGACGTCTTCAAAAGATCCGAGCTTGGTAAAGGTCATCAGGTTCTTACTCGCCTGTGAGAGTCTGGACGGCAAAATAATCTTTGCTCCGTTGTGCTCTGTCACCGGACCGATCACGTTTTCAATCGACGTATCCACATCGCTCGAGCCGCCCGCTTGAAGGGCATAGGCATGATCGTTCAGCACGGCGTTGATGAGGTCCTCGTACTCGGGACTCCCGGGCGGGATCGGCAACACACCGTCCAACTTCTGACGAATTTCCGGCTCGTCCTTATTGGCGTCATTGACTTTGTTTCTACGGTAGTAATTGCCCTTGATTTGACGGAGCGCACCGTTATTCTCTCGGCCCTGGGACGTTGAGGCAACACCCAAAGCGATAGCCAGAAGGTGGTGGTTCTTACCAATATCAGTTGCTAATGCCGCCAGGGCTCCGCTATCACCGGTGACCGGATCAAAGATCGCGTCGGAGAGTTTCTGTGCGTACTCCGCCTGGTGGTCCTCGTCCATATTGGCGAAGGCTTGGCATAACCCTGTGGCCTCGGTTTTTGTGAGAATATGCGCGTCAGTACCGAATCGCCGGGCCACATCCTTGTAGCTGCTGATGCGGTTGGTGAGCTCTCGGATCGCCAGCGTCTGATTGCTCCAATCCTGGATAGGCTTAAAACCGAGTTCCGGGATGCCCTCGATCGCAAAGCGCATCGGATCCTTGGCTCGCTCGGTCTTGACCTTCTCTGCGGCCTTATCCCACGTGGTCTTCTGCTCCATGCGGGTGGCGTACTCAGGATCATCTTTCTGAGGCGTGAGCGCTCTGCTCGTAGCGTCCATGTCGCCTACAGACATCGCCGGCATGGAGTGGATGGCGGCATTGAGCTGTGCCTGCTTCTCCACCTCGGCATGCATCCGGATGCCCTCGTCCTGGCCATAGACGCTAATGAAGTCAGCGACATCGGGGAGCTCGGCTACGTCGCCCGTGTTGATCGCACGGGATAAGACGTTGTCCACGGAGCGTTTTAACTCGACCTTGGCCTGCTGAGCCTGCTGGCCGCGTCTTTGCCTGGAGGCGCGGAAGAGTTTAATTTTGTCTGGGAGCGGCAGTGCGTCGATCACGGGATCGCCCGTCTTGACATTCGGATTAAAGGCCACGTCCTTAGACGTCAGGCGCGGAGCTTCCGCCTTCTGAGACAGAAGTTTCCCGTTATCGTCTCGGCGTTCTCCATGAGGGCCGATAAAAATGTTTTGCCCGTTCTCTACTACCCAGTGGCCTCCGACATAATTCTTTCCGTCGTGGTACTTGCTCTCGACACTAAAAGTCGGATGATTTGGCTTTTTAAACGTATCGGGGAAGTGGCCGTTTTCTGCTTGAGCCGCGCCCGCCTTCCATGCGCCTCTAAGGTCATAGTCGTAAACATCACGCTCATGGCCGATCTTCTTTGCCCATGCTTGGTACTGCTTTTCTTCGTCCTCAGTGAGTTGAGTATTAAATTTGTCGGAGTAATCGTTCTTATCGATTCCCAGCGCCTTATGGACCCCGGCGGTGATCGTCTCTTGGGAGTACGCGACCGCGCCAATCTCCTGGCGCATCATCGCGCTGATGAGCTTGGTCATCACCTGCGGGTTCTTGACGTCAAGGGCCTCTCCGGGATTGACGCCCATGGCCTTGCAGACATTACTGATGTAGGCGCGTGTCACGCCGTCGCTGGCGGCGCAGAATCTGTCCACAATGCCGTCCACGGTGTTGATACCGTACTTGGAGGCATAGGTCTTGAGAATCTTGGCCGCGGCGCAAATACCGTCCTGCGGGGTCTCGAAAATAGCATGACCGCGGGCGTCTTGACCGACCATACCGCTCCAGTTATTGCCGAAGACTTTAATGTTGAGCGGGTTGCAGAACTTGTAGCCGATCGTATTCAGCACCTTGTCCGGAACACTGGGCGGCGTACCTAAACCCGCCTGGGCGCCGGAGACTCGGACGTCAACTTTTCCGGCGGCGCGTGCAGCCGACCCTTGGGTCAGGCCAATCGCTTCCGGACCACCCATTGCGTCCACTGTTTCCTGGAGCTGAGGCCATACGCGCTCACGCAACAAAGCATAGGTCTTGCGAGATACGTCCGGACTCATCTTCGTGGAGCCGACCTGCTGGAAGTGCTTAAGCGCCCCATACGGGTCTTCGACCGCCATCTGCTGATAGGCCGAGGCATAGGCCAATGCGGCGTAGTTGTCCTTTTGTCTTGCGATCCATTCAGGACTCTTGCCGCCGATCTTGCCCTGGTAGTCAACCTCATCCATGAGGCTTGCCATCGTGCGTTCG